GCTGCGGCGTTGGCTACCGATGCGGTCGGCGAGATTGCCGACGGTGTCTGGGATGAGCCGTACAGCGGCCACACGACGGCGGGGACGTACGGCGGGCGGATTCCTCGGTCAGACACCAGCAACGTCGAGGTGAAAATCACGGGTTCCGGACATACCGCGGCGGACATCCATGAGTTGCAGCCCGCAGTGATTAACAACACGCATTTTGCGGCGGGTGCGATCGACTCCAACGCAGTGGCAACGAGTGCGGCGAGCGAGATCGCGACGGCGGTTTACACGGGCCAGATGACCGAGTCGTATCGTGCGGCAGGTGTTGCCCCGACGCTGGCCCAATCGCTGTTTGAGTTGATCGCACAGATGGGAGATGCCTCGATCAGTGACACGACCAAAACGATCCGCAAGATCGACGGCACGGCGGCGAAGACGTTCACCCTCAACAGCAGCACGGCCCCAACCTCGATCACTGAGGCCACATGAACGGCAGCCCGTCGACTGTCATCACGCTGGGATACGGCACCTGGGGCAGCCCGGGGCTGGTGCTGACGTTGGGCTATGGGATCGGTGCGGCTGTTGCGGAGACACCGACACCGGTCTGGCGGGCGAGGGGACGGCCTGAGACAATGCGATCCATCCGGCCCGACGTGGCACGGGGCAGACAGCGGCCAGACGTGGGGAGGGCTTACCGATGATTGCGGCGGAACGCGTGCTGTGGAAACACCCGGACGAGTCGGTCCTATTCGGGTTGGATTTCGGCAACCTGTTGGCCAGTGCTGAGACGCTATCCTCGGTGACGGTCACCGCGACTCCATCAGGGCTGACGATCGGTTCGCCCTCGGTCCAGACATCGGCATTTACCGATGAGTTCACCGGGGCGACAGTGGCAGCCAACGAGGGGGCGAAAGTCAGGATCAGCGGGGGGACTGCTGGGACGGACTACGCGTTGAAGTGCACGGCGACGACGAGCGGGAGTAACACGCGGGTGTTTGTGGCCACATTGCAGGTGAGATCGTCGTGAACATTCGAGATCGGATCAAGGAGTTGCGGCGGGTTCCAGCGGATCAACTCCAGCCCAACCCGAAGAACTGGAGAAAGCATCCAGAATCGCAGGCAAACGCACTACGCGGCGTTCTGGCGGAGGTTGGCATTGCCTCGGCTGTGCTGGCCCGGGAAACGCCAGAGGGCGGCCTGATGCTCATTGACGGCCACCTACGCACAGAGACTCTGCACAACGCCGAGATACCGGTTCTGGTGCTGGACGTTACGGAGGAGGAGGCGGACAAGATCCTCGCCACGTTCGACCCGTTGGGAGCGATGGCCGAATCGGACGCGGACGCCTTGCGGGCACTGCTGGAGGAGGTGGAGACGGGGAGCCAAGAACTAGCCGACATGCTGACCGCGTTGGCGGAAGATGCGGGGATTCTGGACGGGGCGGACGCTGCAGAAGAGGAAGGACAGTACACCCGCACGGTGGAGGCTCCGATCTACAAGCCTACTGGCCCAAAGCCTGAATTATCAGCCCTCAAAGATGACACCAAGTATCGTGAACTAGTAAAAGCGGTTGACGCGAGTGGCTTGCCAGACGACCAAAAGGAGTTCCTGAAAGCTGCAGCATGCCGGCACATCGTTTTCAATTACGAGCAGATCGCCGAATACTACGCACACAGCGACGACAGCACGAAGCGTCTTATGGAAGACTCCGCTCTTGTGATAATTGACTGGGGACGTGCGATTGAACTTGGATACGTTCAACTCTCAAAGAAGCTGGCCGAGTTGTATGGAGAAGAGTATGGACAAGACGCCTAAGTATTGCGTGTTCATTATTACACACGGTCGGCCGGATTCGGTGATGACCGATAAGACTCTGCGACGGCAAGGGTACACGGGGCCGATTTACTACATCATTGACGATGAAGACAAGACCGCAGTGCAGTATCGGGAAAAGTACGGGGACGCAGTTGTCCAGTTTGAGAAGAAGAAATATGCCGACATGACAGACGAGGGCGATAACTTCAACAATCGACGAACCACAACTCACGTTCGGAACGCAGCGTACGACATCGCGCAAGACCTCGGATACGAATACTTCATTGTGCTTGACGATGACTATGGGCAATTCAAGTATCGCACAAATCACAATGAGCAATATCCCTCGGAAAGGTGCACACTCAGGAAGACGGCAGGCCAAGCATTTGCAGCCATGATGGCCTTCTTTCAGTCTACAGCATTTCGGACTATAGCATGTGCGCAGGGTGGGGACTTTATTGGGGGGGCTGGCTCTGCGTTTGGAGTGTCCCCTACGATCAGGCGAAAGGCAATGAACTCGTTTTTCTGTGCGACAACGAGGCGGGTTCAATTTGTCGGCAGGCTAAATGAGGACGTGAATACATATTGCTTGCACGGAAGTCGCGGGCAGTTGTTCGGAACGGTTCCCCTCATTGCCTTGGATCAAGAGCAAACACAAGGACAATCGGGCGGGATGACGGATGCATACATTGCCAGCGGCACATACGTAAAATCGTTTTACACCGTGATGATGTGTCCTTCGTTCGTCCGCGTCTCTACTATGAATAGTAAGTATGCGCGGGTGCACCATTCTATTTCGTGGAAGCACGCTGTGCCTGTAATTCTCGAAGAGAAGCACGCAGCAAAGAGAGGAAGGAAACGATGATCAGGCCAGCCGATGACAAGCCGGTAACGGGGGGATTGGGGGGCGGTGCGAAGCCGGTTCCCCCGCCTGTTCCCACTGTAGCACAGATCGACCCTCGAACACCCGGGAAAGATCTGCGGCTGATCGCGTCGGCTGTGCGGAAAGGCTGGGTGATTCCCGATGAGGCGATGACCGTTCTTCCGGCTGCCTTGCTGCGGGTGGCGTTGGACAAGAACGAGGAAGTCCGGGCGAGGGTCAACGCGGCGAAGGTGGTCGTGGCAATGCACGGCCAGAACGAGCCAGCGCCGGCGGCTGCGGTGCAGGTGAACGTGAACAGCACGGCGGATACGGTGGCAGCATTGTTGCAGGAGCCCGGGTATGTCCGATTTGCACAGGGTGAGGCAGTGTCTGACACCGGCACTGTTTGCCCGGGCAGCAACTGACGGGCGGTTCCTGCTGCCTCGGCATGTCGCGACAATCTCCGAAGCCATCTGCGACACGATCACCGGCCGCAGTGAGCCGATCCTATTGATCGAGGCCCCCCCTCGGCATGGGAAGAGTGAGTTGGTTTCCAAGTTCTTGCCCGCGTGGTATCTCGGGGTGTGGCCAGATCGGCGGGTCATGCTGGCGGCATATGAGGCGACCTTTGCGAGATCGTGGGGACGCAAGGCCAGGCAGGTGTTCGTGGAGGCGGCGTGTCCGGTGTTCGGTCGGGGACTGTCGGGGGACAACTCGGCGGCGGACGATTGGAGCACGACAGCGGGCGGGGGCATGTCCACGGCAGGTGTGGGCGGTCCGATGACCGGGCGAGGGGCACATCTCCTGATCATTGACGACCCGGTGAAGAACGCGGAGGAAGCCCTATCAGCGACCACCCGGGAAAACCATTGGGACTGGTGGCAGTCGACGGCATCGACTCGACTTGAGCCGGGGGGCGTGGTCATCGGGATAATGACCCGCTGGCACGAGGACGACATCTTCGGCAGGCTGCTGAAGGGCGGGGGACAGATCCGCAGGCTGACACTGCCGGCGCTGGCCGAGCCGGGGGACGTGCTGGGCCGACAGCCGGGGGAGGCGTTGTGGCCCGAGCGGTATCCTGTCCAGCGGCTAGAGCAGATGCGGCGGGAACGGTCGGAATACTGGTGGCGGTCGATGTTCCAACAACGCCCCGGCAAGTGGGGGGAGAGCAAGTGGGGTCAGTACCTGGGGGACAAGGTCACGGCTGCCAGGTGGCCCGATGCGTTTGAGTTCGGCGTGGTGGCTGTCGATCCGTCCCTCGGTGCCGATGACCGGAAGGGCGACTACTCGGCGATCGTCTTCGTGGGGCGTGCGTCGGGGCGGCTGTGGGTTGATGCGGACATCAGGCGACGGAGTGAGACCGAGATCGCAGCGGAT